GCGCGCACGCCGCCAAGCAGCTGGCGAACCACGTCGGTCTCCTGCAGCAGCGGGTTGAGCTTCTGCACCTTCCACGAGTCGCGCGTTTCCAGCGTCGGCAGCAGCACCATCGCCGGGCACGGCGCATGGTCCAGCGTGTAGCCGATCACGTTGATCACCGCCTCGGTGACGCCGACCTGCGACGACTTCATCACCACGATGTCGCGCACCCGCGAATTGGCGCTGCAGGCGTCCATGATCTCGCGCAGGATCGGGTTGCGCGCCGTGCGCCAGCGCCCGCGCTCGCTGGCCTGCTTGCCCGACAGGATGCGATGGTCGTCCGCCCACTGCGAAACCGTCAGCGACCGCCGTGTGGCGACGGCGTGCGAGAGGATGGTGTAGCAGTGCGCTAGGTGGGTCATGCGCCGGACTTCCCTGCTGCCACCGCCGCACGACCCATATCGTCAGCCACGGCCGTCAGAATTCCACGCATGTGCTCGGACACTAGCGCATGCACCTCGTCCAGATCCGACACCGGCGCCACCAGCGGCGCGATCTGGTCGGCCACCACATCGAGCTTGGCCCGAACGCTGGCGCCGAAGCTGCGCAGCGCCAGATCGACGTCCTCTTTGGGTATCAAATTTCCGACGGCGCGCTCGTAGTCCAGCTTCGCCCCCAGCGCGGCATACTTTTCCTTGACCGCCCGCGCCGCCTGGTAGCTGTTGCCGACACGGTCGTCTTGCTGTTGAACTGGTAAGGATTCCTTTACAGTTGCCGTCTCACCAGCGCCGACTTTTGTGCCGCGCTCAGACGCATGCCGATCCGCCACATCCGGCCGCGCGCCGCCGGTTTCGCGCAGTCGCTCGCGGCTGGCCTCGACATTCACCTGGCCGCTTTCGACCACGATCTGCCCTTTTTCGGCCCAGCGCGTGACAGTGGATTTGTTCACGCCCATCAGGCGCGCGAATTCGGCGCGGGAAACGGTGGTCATGCCGGGAATTCCATCCCATCCGACTCGCGCACCGCGCGCAGGCCGGTGAAGTCTTGCCACCTGCGCACAATCAGATCCACATACTGAGGATCAAACTCGACCAGCCGCGCGCAGCGTTCTTTTTGCTCGCACGCGATCATTGTCGAACCGCTGCCGCCAAACACATCTAAGACCATTTCGCCTGGCGCTGTCAGGAAGTTCATTAAGGCGCGCGGCAATTCAACCGGAAACGCCGCCGGGTGTTCTTTCACGCAATGCGACTGCTTACCGCCCTTCTCCAAACCGCCAGATCTAACGCCGACGGTTTTCAGATCCACCGTCGCCTGCGACTGGTTGATCTTCCAGATGTCGTTTTCGTATCCTTTGGCGATGACGATCTTTCCGCCATACTCAGGCTCGCCAAGCGTCAGCAAATTCATTGTTTCGTGAACATTGCGCTGCGCTGCGTCAAATCGTGGCACCTTGCCATCGCCATCGCAAAGAGGGCATTGATGCTGATCTAGCTCAACCACATCTTCGCGCTCGAAAATGTGGATCAGTTCGTGTTTGTAGTTTGGTTTGTAATGCCGCGCTGCTTTTTTCCGCATGGTTGTTTGAAATGTCGGATACGGGACACCGCTCTTTTCCCATATGATCTGGCGGTAAAACGAAAGCCCAATTTCCTCCAGCGCGACGACCTGGTGCGCCGGAAATGTCGCCGGACTGACGCCTATATTCCACGCCACAAACCGGCCGCCCTTGATGTGCTTCACAAAGGCGCGACCGATTGCCTTAATAAACCCGATATAGGCCTCGCGCGGCGCTTTGTCTTTGTGCGTTGCGTATTTGATCCCGACGTTGTAAGGCGGCGATGTGACCAACAGATCCGCCCGATCGCCATTCATTAATCTGGCGATCGTCTTTTCGTCTGTTGAATCACCGCATATCACGCGATGGTTTCCGCAGATCCACACATCACCACGCACCGTTATCGGATCTTCCGGTATTGGCGGAACCACATCAGGATCTTTTGCCGTCTCGCCAGCGCCGACTTTTTGCATTAACTCGTCGATTTCGTCGCCATTGAAACCGGTCAATTCAATTTCAAACCCATCATCCTGCAGGGCGCGCAGTTCGCCGGCCAGCAGTTCGTCGTCCCAACCGGCCAGTTCGGCCAGCTTGTTGTCGGCCAGCACATAGGCGCGCTTTTCGGCCTCGGTGAGCCAGCCGACGCGCAGGCATGGCACCTGCCCCATGCCGAGGCTTTTGGCGGCCATGACGCGCCCGTGACCGGCTACGATACCCCCTTCCGCGTCGATCAGCACTGGGTTGGTAAAGCCGAAGCGCTGGATCGAGCGCGCGACGGCGGCGACTTGCTCCGGCGAATGCGTCCGCGCGTTGCGGGCATACGGCACCAGGCTGTCGACCGGCAGGGTTTCAAGTTTATCGGCGTGTTGCATGGGGTTCCTTTTCGGTTGGGATGATGACCATGTCGGCGGCGCTGATCTCGACGCGCGGGGCCGGCAGCGGGGTGCCTACCTGGCGACCGTTCTCGCTGGCGTAGAACACCGGCACGCCGGCCATGCCGGACTTGATGAAGGCGTTGATCTCGTCCGCGCCGAAGACGTCGCGCAGGCTGTCGATCCAGGCGGTGACGCCGGGCATCTGACTGCGCAGGTTGGCCGGCCGCTTTTCGGTCATTTCGCCACCTGTGCAGGGTGTGCAAGCTGTGCAAGCACTGTGCAAGCATGCTTGCACACCCTTAGCCCTTGTGCCAGTAGGCTGTGAAAGCTGTGCAAGCATTTCCCCCTGTGCGCGCACGTGAGAGAAATCCCGCGAGGGCGCGCGCGTGAAAAAAATGCGTGTACGTACACGTGCGCGCAGGTAGCTTGCACACCCTGCACACCCTGCACAGCCCTACTCCTGCAAGGATTTCCGCTGTGTAAGCATGCTTGCACACCCCTCCAAACTGCTTGCACACCCATCACGCGAAGTCCCTCCTGGCATCGTCGCCACCCTTCAATCCGTCCGAAAAGTGCTCGGTGCAGGTGGTCAGCCATACAGATTCGGCGACTCCTTCCTTCTTTTTGGCCATCTCGGCATCGAGCAGGTGCGCCGGCGGGATGACCAGCCAGCGCGGATGCGTGCCACCGGTGAAGGTGGCGTCGAGGTAGATCCGAGCCCGCTTGCGCTCCCATCCGGAAATCCTCCCCAGCGCACCGTGGAACTGGTTGTCGGGCCTTGGCCGGCTTTCGCCGTGCGCCCGGCACCACCGCAGGTAGGCCGCATAGACGTCTGTGCTCAAGGCCGGGCAGATCGGCAGCCCCAGGTCTCCGGCGACCCACTCCATGGCGAAGCGCATCTCCGACGGCGTGCTGAGCGCGATCAGCGCGGCCTTGGCCTCGGTCATCGGCGGCCGCTTCTTCGGGTGGAAGTCGGACAGGTCCAGGTGCAGCAGGTAGTGGTAGAAGGACTCGATGCCGCCCTGCTCGATTTCCAGATGGACTTCGTCGTAGAACTCCTCGGAAACCGGCGGCGGGGTGTAGATCACGCAGTGCCGCCGGTCGTCGTTGTCGAGCGGAAGCGGCTGGTTCTCGTTCGAGAGGAAGACGCCATTCACCTGGTTGCGCTGGCGGTAGGCGGCGACGTTCTTCGGATTCACCCGTATCCACTCGCCGCTGATGAGCTCCTTGAGCTCGTTCTTGATGTGCCACATCTCGGCCCGGGTGACGACTTCCTCGGCCAGGATGAACAGCTTGGAATCGACCCAGTCGGAATTGAACCGATCCTCGAGGCCTCGCTGGTTGAGCACCGTGGCGTAGTCGCCGTAGATCTTGGCCAGGCATTGCCACACCGTGCTTTTGCCGGTGCCCTGCGGCCCGTGCATGATGATGGCGCTGGACATCTTGGCGCCCGGGTGCTGCAGCGGGTAGGCCATCCACTTCAACACCCAGCGGTAGAGGTCGTCGGCTTTCGGGTCGCCGCTACAGAGATACCGCAGCAGCTCAAGGATGCGCTCGCACGAGCCTTCCTTCGGCACCATCGGCCAGCCGCGCCAGGTGTTGAGCTTGACGGCGCGATCCTTTCCCGACGGGTCGAAGCCGACCTGGTCGAGGTAGTACGCGCCGCGCTCGATGTAGGCCGGGTGCCGCTTGATGTCGTCGCCGCGCACGCCGGCCGGCAGCAGCGTGATCATCTGCTCGCGGTGCGCGATCTTGTTCGTCCATTTGTCGAAGACGTACTTGCCCGTGCCGTCGTCGAGCGGGATGAAGCGCTCGATCAGGTCATCGAGCGGCATGATCGACTTCGCCGACCGCGTGCCATCCCCGCCCCCCTCGGGTGCGGAGCCCCCGCGCGCGGAGCGCTTCTGGGCACGCCAACCAGCCGCGGCGATGGCCCCCTCCACCTGGGCGGCCACCATCCGCAGCCCGCCGTCGGGATGGACGTGCAGGTCGTTGAAGTCGGTCGGGCCCTTGCGGTCGGTGGGGCGCTCGCCAGGGAAGATCGGCCACACCACCGCGCCCTCGACGGCCAGGGCGGCGGCCTCGGCCTTCATGCGGCCGGGGTTTCCCTCGGTCAGGTAGTCGTCGTCGGCGCACACCAGGATGCGGACGTCGCGACGGTGCGCCTTGTGTAGCACCTGCGCCACAGGCAACAGATTTCCGGCGTCGAATGCAACGACCACCGGCAGGCCGGTGGCCTCCGCCAGGCTCGCGCCGGTGGCGAAGCCCTCGCACAGCAGCACGATGCCGCCCCGCTGCGCCATTCCGATCTGGAAGAAGTGCGCCTTCTTCTCCAGCCCGGGCGGCGTGAAATCCTTGTCTCGCTCGCCCCGCGGCCCCTTGGCCTTGCTGGGGAAGATCACCTGCAGGCCGAAGATCTTGCCGGTGGGGTCCTGGATCGGTACCACCAGGTTGCCCTGCTTCGAGATCCGCGCGCCGTAGAGCTTTCCCGCGGCGAATCCCTTGCGCACCAGGTAGGCCGACTCGCCGACGTCGAGCAGCTGGCGCCACCAGCGCGAGGCTTTCTGCGAGGCCTCCTCGACCTTGCGCGCCTGCTCGGCTTTCGCCCGGCGGCGGTCGGCGTCGGCCCGGGCCTTCTCCGCCTCGCGCTGCTCGGCCGTGAGCTGCAGCTTCTTCTTGTCGACCCGCAGGTCGAACTTGTGCACAAAGGTCTCGCCGCCGATCCACCAGCCGTAGGAGCCGACCAGGGCGCGATCGCCGCCGTCGAGCGCGATCTCGTACAGCGAGTACCAGCCCTTCTGGCTGTTGCCGTCGATCTTGACCCGGCGATTCTTCCCCAGCTCGACCCGGTCGAGCGCGAAACCGCAGGCCTGCAGCTGCGCCAGGATGTCGTCGTAGTTGATCCAGCTCACGCCGACCCCGCCCTGGCCAGCACCATCTTCAGCGCCCGGTCGATCTCCACCGGCATCTCGCGTCCGATGGTCTCCAGGATGCGCCGCTCGATCTTGCGGCTCTTGAACATCTGCGAGAAGCCGATCACCTGCACGGGTTTGATCGGCAGGCGCTCACGGCCCACCCGCTGGAAGATCGTGCGCCCCTTGTTGCCGACGAAGGCCCCGGTGATCCGCTTCAGGCTGCCGCCCTTCTTTATCAGGAAGCCGAGATGCTTCTGCAGCGCGTCCAGCTCGGACTTCTTGCCCTTGGCCCCGCGCAGCTTGATCGCCCGCCCGGCCGCCTGGACCACCGCCAGGAAGTGGATCAGATTCATCGACCGCCCTCGCTTGCTCGAGGAGCCGAAGATCGTCACCACCGCCTGCAGCGACCCGCTGCTGGCCCGCCGGACATCGACGGCGCTTCGCACCTCGGCCGCCTTGACCATGAATTCCTCGGGAATCGCCCGCGCCAGGTCGGCCTTGACCTTGTCCGCCATCTTGTTCAGCGCCGGCTGCAGCACCTTGGGCTGCAGATCGGCCCGCACGCTCTCGAGCATGGCCTTGCCGAAATCCCCGCGCACGTCGATCTTGATCATAAAGTCAGGCTATCGGTTGCCTATATGTGATTGCCAAATCCTAGCGCTCCCCCGCGCCGTTTCGTACCAGATCGGAAGAGCACACGTCT